CCAGGTCATCATCAACCTCCCCGCGAAAGCGCCTTCCGAGGCCGCGTGGGGAGCCCGCTACGCACCCGGGGGTGTCTCCGACGCTGTGCTTGTGCAGCCAGGGACTCCCACCCCGGAATAAAAAACAGAGGCCATCTTGATCAACACCTATCACGCAGGTATTTCGGTCTCCGCCTCTGGTCTGCTGCTCCCCGCGGTAGCTGGCAGGCGCATCATGATCCACGCCTTCGCGGCGATCTCAGCCGTCGCGACCAATGCCAAGCTCCAGAGCAACGGAGTGGACATTACGGGCAACTTTCCCCTCGCCGCAAACGGCGGTTTCGTCCTTCCCTGGAGCGAGGCCGGATGGGCTGTCGGGGAAACTGGGCAAGCGCTGAACATTGTGCTCAGTGTCGCCACCACCACCGGCATCCAGCTCAACTACTCTTACGTCTAGGAGGTCCTCATGGACTTTTTGCGCTTCCTCCGCCGGGCCCCCAAGGTCGCGGAGCCCCTTTCCCACGTCATGCTGCCCGCTCAGCGGGTCGCTGGCGCGCTTATCAAGACCGGCAAGTGGGTCGTCCATCAGCCCACCAAGCAACCCGGCATCCTGACCGGGGTTGCCGACTTCCCCATCATCAACGTCATGCTGGTGAACGAGGTCGGCGAGGACTATCGGCCGGTCACCTGCACCCTGGCCGATATTCGTATCGCCAAGCTGCTCGAAATCCCCGAGAAGCGCCGTCCGACCCCCATCCACGGCGCGAGCCTGGGCTACTTCTAAGGAGCCGCCATGGCACTCAATGTCCCAGACGTTGGCGAAAACCTGGCCGTTGGCGCCTTTGTCAACAAGCTGACCCCGGAGAACCCCGTCCTCCGACTGTACAGCAACAACATCACCCCAGCAGACTCCGATACGGCGGCAACCTATACGGAGGCCACGTTCGCGGGTTACGCCTCCATCACCTTGACCGGCGCCTCCTGGTCCGCACCCGCTTCCGGCGTTACCTCCTTCGCCCAGCAGACCTTCACCCGGTCCAGCACCGGCGCCACGGAGAATATCTACGGGTACTACGTCACCCAAGTCACCTCCGGCATCCTGATGTGGTCCGAGCGGGATGCAGCGGCCCCCGCCGCTATGACCAACTCGGGCGACAACATCAAGCTCACCCCCACCATTGGAGCCAACTAACATGGTCACCTTGCTCGCCCTCCCGCCCATCCCCATCGCGCCCGCGCAGTCGTCCCCTCTGGCCACCTGGCAGGCCTACTGGGACGTTGCCAAGATGCACCGCACCCAGGAGCGGGAAGAGGCCTACGACGCCGAGATGGTCCGCCACAACCGGGCCATGGAAGCCGCCTCCGAGGCCAACGCGGCCGCTATGAGGGCAAATGCCGAGGCCGGAGTCGCGCATGCCAGCAACACTGGTGCTATCGTGGCCAGCGACCTGGCCGCCCAAGCCCGCCGCCGCGCCGACTGGATCACCTCCATCGCCAAGGACATTCTGATCGATCGCACTGCGACAACGACCAGCATCGCCAACCGCGCCAAGATGATCAAGGATGCGGTGGCCGACGCTATCGACTTGGTCGACGAGGTAAACGCCGTATTGAACCCGCCTCCATCCCCGGTTGACCCCACTCAACCAGGCGCCGGCTCGGGGGTGTAAAGTGAGCGTCCGGGGCTGGGCGGTCATCGACGGCGAGCGGATCATCCCGAAGGAGGTCCGTGATCCCCCTCCCCTGGAGGATCAAGCCGAGTTTATCGCCCAACTCCGTCGGCAGGTCAAAGCTGATATAGAGACCCTGCGTAAGGCCCCCGACGTTTACGAGCTGCTCTGGACGAAACCCAGAGCAGTTTCTCTTGATACGATCAAACTTTGAAAGGCACCTATGGCCACCTACGCTGAACTCCTCGAGATCGCCCAGACTCCGACTGGAGCTGCCTTGCGCGCCAAGATCCAGGTGGCCGTGGTGGTCGCCTGCGACGTTATCCGTCTCGAGGCGGTGAATACTGCCAACCACGCCAACCGGCTTATCTGGACACAAAGCGCTTTGCGCAATCCGGGGGTGGAGGCCGAGCGCCTGCTCTGGGCCGTGCTGGCTCAAAATCGGACCTTCACCGCCGCCCAGATCACGGGAGCCGTTGACGCCACTGTACAGACAGCGGTGAATAGCGCCATCGACTTGCTCGCGCAGGGGTAAGCCATGCTCGGCAATTACTACCGCTTCCAGGTCTACAACGGCACTGGCGTCAGCGTTACCGTCACGGCCAAGGACCGCAAGTGGAAGTTTGACACTGATGGCTCGCTTCTCATGGCGTCCGAGGCCACGCAGTTTGCTGCTGTCTCGGTCTCGACCCTTACTTACAGTAACGGCTCTGGAGTGAACAACGCCACCGACAAGAACATCGGCGCTGATCTCACCGTGACGTTTGCCCCTGGTGCCTCCGCAACCGGCACGGTTTCCCTGTTCCTCCAGCGCAGCACCGACGGCGGCACGACTTGGCCCTCCGATGGCCTGGGCGAGTTCATTGGCGCGCATACCTTCTCCGCGTCCGCTACTTCCATCACGAAGAACATGTCGGTGGAATAAGTGGCGCTGACAGGGTATCGGCCTCGGTGGAGTAAGCAGCCGCAAAATAGCGGCCTTGACCCGAACAATGTTCTAGCGAGGCGCTTTCAGGCTGCTTTCATGCCTGCGGTGTCCCCGCGGAATCTTGCCTGTGGGGGGTATGGGGAAATCCCCGCTCACGCCCTCGCGCAGACGGCATTCCCCGCAGGTAAGGCGCTACTGCACACAGGAGCTGGCGGGCAACTAATTTCTGGTAAGGCTTTTGCGGCACTTACAAGCTATCCGGTCATCTGCGTCTGCGTTTGTCGACAGACTTCCACGGTCAACAATTATTTGGGCGGGATTACTGCTTCTGGGGGCATCGGCGGAAGTTATTACTTTATCGGCGGCGGCTCAGGCACTCAGGTCGGTCTTAATGCGCGCAATAACTACGGCACCCAGATATCGCACATTGTGGCGGTGCCTGCTGCGCCGGACCTGAGCACCGCGCTAAATAATGACCTTGTCATTGTTGCCTATAGCGGAAGTGCGACAAGCCATAAGATCTGTGTAAACGGTTCTGCGGTGTCGACGGTTACGACCAACATCGGCTCGCTTGTCGCTTGGGATCGAGTTTTCTTTGGTACAGCCAGTGGTAATGCCTCTGTCGCCGCCTTTCTCGCGGGCTCAGGACACGCTTGGACTGATGAGGAGCTGCGAGAGCTTTCAACGCACCCTGCACGTATCTGGGAGTTGTTCGCCCCTCGACGTGTTTGGGTTCCAGTAGCTTCCAGCGGCAGTGCCAGCTATACCTTCTCAGCTTCTGGCTCAGTGGCCTTTGCGGGGGCGGCGCCCCTCACACGCTCACGAGTTTTCACCCCTGGCGGTGTTGTAGTCTTCAGCGGCTCCTCCCCCTTCACCGTCACGGGAGCGATTTCTTACACCTTCTCTTCCGGGGGCAGCTACACGTTGTCGGGGTCCCTCCTAGCGGCGCGGGGCCGAGTGTTTACCCCCTCTGGTAGCTACACCTTTTCGGGAGCCGCCCCCTTCTCCTCCGGCTCGTCGGCCTCCTACACCTTCACCGTCTCGGGCAGTTTCACCCTCTCCGGAGCAGCCCTCACAGCCCACGGGCGGGCGCTTTCAGCCGGCGGCGGCTACAACCTCAGCGGTGCGGCTCTCTGGCAGAAGTCGCGCATCTTCGCCACTTCGGGGCAGGTTACCTTCTCGGGCACCGGCGGACAATACTTCACCTCCGGCATCTCCACCCCTTCACGCTTCCGCCCTCTTACAGGAGTCGGGCAATGACCGAAGCCGCCTTTACCCCGCAAGCCCCTAACCCCTTCATGGCGCGGCTCGCGGAGCTGCTGGCCAAGATCAAGGCGGGTATGGAGAAGGGGACGGATGCGCCCCTCTATGACCCCATGACCGGGGACACACTGCCGGCAGGGGCCTCCCTTCAGGCGGTGAGCGAGCTGTCGGGGCTCCCCGGCACGCAGAAGCTGCTCGAGCGCATGGCCTGGGGGCATCCGGCCGTAGACAACAGCGCGCCCTCCCTGGCGGGGAAGTACAGTGACATTCTGGACGCGGCTGGACTGGCTGCGGGGCCTGCCGTCGGGCTGGCGAAAGGGGCGCCTCGAGTAGCGAAAGGGGTGCTGGAAGCGGCAGTCTCTGGTCCGACGCCGGGCTCGCGGGCAGGGCAGAGGGGCGCGATCCGCGCAGGGGGTGACCCCAAGCTGCAAATTGCGCACGCAACGACGGTCGATAACCTGGAGCAGGCCTATCGCGGACTCGGGGGTTCGGCGCTGTACTCTCCCTCCCTGGGGATCAAGTACGATCAGGTTCCCGACTTCGTAGGCCAGACGGACATGGGCTCAGTTTACCTTATTCCTAAGCTGGGGGCCTTCGACCCCGCCACCTCCACTTCCACCCTCTACAATCGAGACGCCTACCTCCCCCGGCATGGACAGTTCCCCGGCGTGCGGAATAAGACTGGTCCTAACCTCGCATTCGATCGGGGGCTGGCTAATGTGCGCCTTCCTGCTTCTGAAGGCCAAGGTCCGGTGCCTCGGGATAATCCACGCTCTATCGCCTATCAGGCCTCTATGGGCGGCATTGGGCACCGAGCGGCTTTGGCGAACTCACCCCACTTCCGCTCCTATGCGGACTTCGAGGCTTCTCCCGCCGGTATGGCTGCACTGGAGAAGGGGCGAAAGGAGTCGCCAAGTGAGGTTACGAACAGCCTGCTTAGCCAGTACGGCAGGGAAACCTTTCGTATTCTCCAAGAGGCTGTGCCGGGGATCAGCTCGAGTGATCTGGGCGAAGCCAACTTGTTCGCGCAGAAACTGCTCTATTCGGAGCGCCCGCAGCGGGCAGAGGCCATCAAGGCTCTAAACACGCTTAACCCCAAACTGGCAGACGCCATCAGCCGCTTAGCCGATACCTACCGGGGTAAGTTTGCCAAGGCCCCCTCCGAATACGCCGAGTTGCAGCACTACGGTCTGACTCCCCTGAACCAGGAGAACTGGGCTGGTGCCTTCGTCACCGGCGGGACAGACGAAGCTGAGCGCCTGCAACGCATCATGGGGCTTCCTATCGAGGTGTTCAAGCCTGGAAAGATCAAGCCCAATGACTTCAATGACTTTCAGCAGCAGATGGGGCTTGCTCGAAAGCAGCCGGTTGGCGTGGGGCTGGCTTCTGGCGCTCGGATGCGGTTGCCTGATGTGAAGAAGCAGAAAACTGGACCCGGTAATTCCGGAGTTATTGGGGACAGTAATTCCAACATCTTCGATGTAGCGAAGGCCCCGAAGGTGGGTGACGCTGAACTCGCCTCTTACAAGACGATGCTATCCACGGAGGAAGCTGCGCAGGACCAGCTGGCCATGGCCTTGGACCAATTCAATGGCGGGGATAAGGACTGGGCGACAACGGCGAGTGCGGTACTCTCCATCATGAAGGAGAAGGGTTGGTACCCCAGTCAGCAATCCATGCTGCAGATGAAAGGGTGGAAGTACAGTCCGCCTCCGATGCAGTCGATTACGCCAGCAACTGAGCAGGGTGTTGAAGAGGCTTTAGCAACTGTTATGCCTGAGTGGAAAACGGGCAATCCCGACCCTTGGGTAAAAGTAGCTGATGATGCGGTAATACCCGAGGACAATGCCTGGCTACCCGAGCATGACGCACTGCCACCGCATGAAACCGACATAGCGGTAAAGGCTGCTCCGAGCAACGCCGACCACCTGCTGGTTAAGGAGTTTGGTTCGAAGTGGGCTATAGATACCGATGACGACCAGGTGGTGAAGTTCCTTTACGATCAGTACGACGCTGGCTTGAACGAAAAGCAGCTCAAAAACATGCTGCAGAAGCTACCAAGTTGGTCTCAGGAGTCTGTGATTAAGGGGTATCAAGAGAAGGTAATACAGGGGGGTATGGCTTCAACGGGTAAACTTGATCCCATTACCGCTACCGCCAACAGCTTCCTCAGTCACGCCGATGATATGGAGGATTACACTCCCGGGGAGTCCGTCGCTAACTTCGTCGAACTCTTCATCGAAGCCGGCGGGCACGTTGAGAAGACGAAGGTCAACGGCAAAAACTTTCTCAAGTTCAAGGGCCCTGGCCAGAAGTCTTTCTACGAGGCGTTTGGTCTTGAGATGGGTCAAAATCCAGGACACTTCGAGAAAATTCTCAAGCTCCACCTGCCCAAGGTCTACGCCAAGATGAGCGAGCTCTCATGACCGTCAAAGTCGGCGCCAAAGTCCTCTGGGAGGCCCAGCCAGGCCCCCAGACCGCGCTCATCGAGTGCCCCGTTTTCGAGGTCTTCTACGGCGGGGCTCGTGGTGGGGGCAAGACCGAGGGCAGCATCGGCGACTGGATGGAGCACCTGAACGCCTACGGGGAGCACTGCAACGGGCTCTTTTTCCGGCGGAAGCGGGCTGACCTCTCCGATGTGGTCGCGCGAACGAAGGCGATCTTCCCTCACCTGGGGGGCAAGTTCAACGAGAACAAGTCACTGTGGACCTGGCCGAACGGGGCTCGGTTGGGGTTTGAGTACCTCGAGCGGGACTCGGATGCCCAGAACCATCAGGGCAAGTCGCTTACCCGCCTCTACATCGAGGAGGCGACACAATTTCCCTCCCCGGCTCCGATCATGAAGCTGAAGGCTGCCCTGCGCTCCGCGGCCGGCGTCCCCTGCGGCTTGCGCCTTACTGGCAACCCTGGCGGTCCGGGGCACAACTGGGTAAAGGCCCGCTACATCACGCCGAACCCCAAGGGTTACCAGATCATCACCGAGACGGAAGAACTCGAGATCGACGGCAAGAAGATCATTGCCTCCCTCTCACGCGTCTTCATCCCCTCGAAGGTGTGGGACAACCGGAAGCTCCTCGACAACGACCCGACTTACATCCTGCGCTTGCGCCAGTCCGGCTCCGAGACGCTGGTCAAGGCCTGGCTGCAGGGCGACTGGGATATCGTCGACGGCGCCTTCTTCGACGAGTGGGGCGAGCAGCACATCCTTGACACCTCCGAGTGGCTCTCTCGCATCCCCAAGGACGCCATGCGCTTCCGCGCATTTGACTGGGGCTCGGCCAAACCATTCTCCTGCGGCTGGTACGCAGTCGCCGATGGGGAGTGGGGCCTACCCCGTGGAGCCCTCGTCAAATACCGTGAGTGGTATGGGTCGAAGGGTCCCAACATCGGCCTCAAGATGGATGCGGCTCTGGTCGCCCAGGGCATCCGGGAGCGCGAAATCCACGAGCGCATCCGGTACGGGGCGGCTGACCCCTCCATCTTCATCCGCGACGGGGGCCCCTCCATCGGCGAGCTGATGGCCGTGAAGGGTTGCAACTGGCGTCGGGCCGACAACAAGCGCAAGCCCGGCTGGGAGCAGCTGCGCTACCGCCTGGTCGGTGAAGGCGGCACCCCGATGATCTACTTTCTTGACCAGTGTGAGGACAGCATCCGCACCATCCCCTTGCTCCAGCACGACGAAGTTGACGCCGAAGACGTTGACACCGAGGGGGAAGATCACGCAGGCGATGAGACTCGCTACGCTTGCATGTCGCGTCCTTGGGTGCCTGGCGGGGTTGACATTTTGCCCCCGACAAGCCACAGTGGACACCTAACATTCAACGGCGCCCTGCAACTTGCGAAGCAGCGCCGCCTACTCCAAGGATCATCACATGGCTAAGAAAGCCCGGTCGGAAGTCGCTGAAGCCGCCTCGAAGCCGGTGAATGAGCAGGTTCGCTTCTGGGTGGGGGAGGTTGAGGCCGCTCTCAAGCGGGAGAAGGCTTACCGGAAGGAAGCTCGTGGTCTGATCGAGGTGTATGAGGCGGAGGAAGGCGAAGGCGCGGATATCCCCTTCAATATCCTCTTCTCCAACACCGAGACGCTGGCCCCGGCGCTGTACAGCCAGCCACCGCGCCCAGACTCGCAGCCGCGGAGTAAGGTGGAGAACCCCGTGGCCACCGCTGGCGCAGGGCTTGTCGACGCCTACCTGACCACCTTCATCGACAGCGGGGATGCCCGCTATCTTGACTTCCACACGGCCATCAATGGGGCAGTTATCCACGCGCTGGTTCCCGGTCGGGGCCTTGTCCGTCTCCACTACAAGGCCAAGGTGGAGCGCAACGAGGAGCAGGAGCCAACTAAGCTCCTCGACGAATCCGTCTTCCTCGAGCAGCTGGACTGGGACAAAGTCGTCTTTGGCTATGCCAAGACCTGGGCCGCAGTCCCCTGGGTCGCCTTTATCCACACCTTCACGAAGGAAGAGGCTGAAGATGAGCTGGGCAAGGAGATCGCCGGCAAGCTGACCTATGAGCGGCCGAAGAACCCTGACGGTGAGACCGAGGCCCGGACCACCTCCGAGGAGACCGCGACCGTCGCCACCCTCTACGAAGTCTGGCACCGCCAGTCCAAGAAGGTCCTCTGGGTCGAGGCCTGTGGTGGGGAGACCTTCGTCAAAGCCCCCTTCGACGACCCCTATCAACTGGAGCAGTTCTACCCGATCCCCGAGCCGCTGCAGTTCTTCCAGCGCATCTCCTGCTTCATCCCGGTGCCCCTCTACCGGCTTTACAAGCAGCAGGCGCAGGAGCTGAACCGGATCACCCGCCGGATCACCAAGCTGATCGAGGCCATGAAGATTCGCGGCTTCTACGACAGCAACGTCGAGGGGCTGGAGAAGATCTTCGAGAGCGAAGAGAACACCCTCATCGCGCTGACCAGCTTGGCCGCCCTCGGCCAGGGCGCGAAAGCCGAAAACGCCATCTGGCTCGTCCCTATCGAGAAGTACGTCGTGGTCCTCCAGCAGCTGATCGTCCAGCGGCAACAGATCAAGACTGTGATCTACGAGATCATGGGGATCGCTGACATTATGCGCGGCTCCACGATGGCGAGTGAGACCCTCGGTGCGCAGGAGCTGAAGAACAAGTGGGGCACCCTGCGGCTCAAGCGCGGTCAGAACGCGGTGGCGACCTTCATCAGGAACACCCTGCGACTGGCGGCTGAACTGGGCTTGTCCAAGCTGTCCGATGAGACGATCCGTCAGATGACCGGCTCGGGGCTCCCCCGACAGGCTGAAATGGATCAGGTCGAGCAGCAGATACAGCTAGGCGGTCAGCCTCCCCCGCCGGAGGTCCAGGCCAAGATGGCCCTGCCCACTTTTGAGGAAGCGCTCACACTGTGCCGGACGGATATCCTTCGCCGCTATCTCATCGACATTGAGACCAACTCCACCATCGACGCCGATGCCTCCGAGGACAAGGCCGACATGGGCGAGTTCTTCAACGCGCTGTCGCAGTTCCTCAACGGCCTGGTCCCGCTCCTCGAGAAGGGCCTGATGCCGATGGAGGTCCTGAAGGCTACCCTCATGGCGATGGCGAAGCGGTTCCGCCTCGGCCGCGAGTTGGCCCCCTCCCTCCTCCAGATCGGCCAGGGCCAGCCCCAGGGGGCTGCTGCTAACGAGCAGGCCAAGAAGCAGCTCGAAGAACAAGGCAAGCAACTGGCCGAGGCGCAGAAGAAAGTCCAGGTCGAAACCGAGAAGGTCGCCAAGGAGCAGCAGAAGCTGGCCAAGGATCGCATGTCCTTCGAACTGGCTCAGGCGCAGGCTCAAGTGCAGGCTACCATCAAGGAGCTGCAGTCCCAGATGAAGGACGCCAAGGCGAAGGCCCAGCTCGACAGCATGCTGCTGAAGATTCAGGCTGCCACCGAGCGCATGAACATGGCTGCGCAAGCGGCCTCGGAACAGGAAGAAGGGGCTGCCCACGAGAGTGCAGAGTCCCCCGAGAAGGAAGCCTCAGGAGAGTAACGTGCCCCTTTACGACTACCGTTGCCCGCACTGCGGGACTGCCTATGAGGTATTCAAGCCTCTCGCCCAACTCGACCGCGTGGAGTCCTGCATCACCTGCGAGACGGCGATGGAGCGCCAGCTGTCCGCCCCCCGAGTAGTTCCCGACTACGCCCCTTACACCTGCCCCATCACCGGCAAGATGATCGCCGGCCGCGTCGCCCACCGGGAGAACCTGGCTGCCCACGGCTGCCGGCTCTACGAGCCTGGAGAGAAGGAGGCCGCTCAGCGCTTCCGCCAGAAGGGGGAGGATGCCTTGACCAAGGACATTGACGCCACCGTCGAGGCCGAGATTCACGCCATGCCAACTGTCAAGCGGGAACAGTTGGCTGCTGACCTTCAGCATGGCTTTTCCGCGGAAACTATCAGGACTTGAACATGGACCCAGAACTGCAAGCGGGCGACCCCGCCGGCGATACCTCCTCTGATTTCGACCTTGGCGCGGCCATGGACGAAGTTGCGAAAGACCTTGGCAAGCCCGAGGGGACACCCGAACCGACCACGGAAACGGCTCCCGCTTCGACGGCTCCTGCCCCGGTTACACCTCCGGTCGACGAGACCCCCTATCCCAAGTCCTGGAAGCCCGACCACAAGGAGAAGTGGAACACCCTTGACCCTGACGTGCGGAAGGAGATCCTCCGCCGGGAGGACGACTTTCACAAAGGCACAGCTCCTCTTCGCGCTGCATCCGACTTCGTGCGACGCTTTCAGCAGGCCTCCGCCCCCGTGGAATCCATGCTCCGCTCGGGTGTGGACCCCATCCAGCTGTACTCCAACTTTGCCCAGGCGCATGCGACCTTGTCTCGCGGCGGGGCCGAAGCGGCCACCTTCCTCCGCCAACTCGCGCAGGACTACAAGATTGACCTGGACGCCGAGCCCGCCTATGTTGATCCGGCCCTGTCGGCTTTACAGCAACAGGTGAATGGCCTAAATTCTCAACTGTCGGCGCGGGAGCAGGCTGATGCCAATGCCCGGCGCGCACAGGTGGCGACACAAGTTGAGACGTTTGCGGCTGACCCGAAAAACAATCTCTTCGAAGTTGTCGCTGGCGAGATGACGGCGTTCTTGAAGGCGGACCCCAAGTTGACCTTGGAAGCGGCCTACGAGAAGGCGATCTGGGCCAATCCCGATGCGCGCAAGACAGTCTTGGAACGTGAGGTCGCTGCAAAGGCGGCTGCGGATGCCAAGGCTGCGGCGGAGAAGGCCTCGAAAGCGGCTGCCGCGTCGGAAGGAAGTGTGCGGAATACAGCGCGTACCGCGCCCGTGACCGGGTCGGTTGGCTCGATGGACGACACGATGCGTGAGACGCTTAAAGCGTTGCGCGCGAAAGCGTAACCCTCTACCCAACAGGAGTTTCAAATGGCCTCTCCCGGCTCAGTCTTCACCGAACTGGTGACCACGACCTTCCGCAAGCACCGGAAGCAGATCACTACGCAGATCGACCAGAACAACGCCTTGCACCAGCGCCTCACGCGCAAGGGCCGCAAGGAGCACATCGACGGCGGTCTGTCCATCGTCGAGCCCCTCGAGTACGCGCAGAACAGCTCGTACCAGCGCTTCTCCGGCTACGACGTGCTGAACATGTCGGCGCAGGACGTGATCAGCGCTGCCGAGTACCAGTGGCGCAACATCGCCATCAGCATCGCTGCCAACGGCACCGAACTGCGTACGAACAGCGGCGACAGCCAGATCATCCGTCTGGCCAAGGCCCGCATGAATAACGCGGTGCGCTCGTTCAAGAACAATTTCTCGAGCGACCTGTACAGCGACGGCACCCTGACGAACCAGATCAACGGCCTGCAGGCGCTGGTGGCTGACGCTGGCGCTGGCACGGTTGGCGGCATCAACTCCGCTACCTGGACGTTCTGGAAGAACATTGTGCAGTCGGCGGCTGCCCCCCTGCAAGGCGGCGGCGCGATCACTCCTTCGGCGACGACCATCGAGCACGGCCTGTTCCTGCCGACTTGGCTGACCACCCAGGTTGGCAACGACAAGGCCGACCTGATCGTCTGCGACATGAACTACTTCACGTTCTACGAGCAGTCGCAGGCCAGCCTGAAGCGCTACACCTCCGGTGAAGACAGCGCCCAGGGCGGCATCGTGTCGCTGAAGTACAAGACCGCCGATGTGGTCTACGACGGCGACTCCGGCATCCCGGCGAACCATGCCTACATGCTGAACACCGACTTCCTCAAGTTGATCGCCCACCCGGACGCCGACCTGACCGAAGTCCCCGAAATGCGCAGCATGAACCAGGACGCGACCGTCATCTGGCTGCTGTGGATGGGCAACCTGGTCTGCTCGAACCGCAGCAAGCAGGCCGTCATCAAGGCCTAAAGTAACGGGGCCTGGTTATCTAGCGGTTACCGGCCCCCGTTTCGCAACCCCCTTCGTTTTAGGAGCCCCTCATGGCACATCCTGTCCCCCCGCTGATCGGCGCCAACTTTGACCGGCGCACGACCGACCCCGAGTTCGCCCTGGGCACCACGGTGGCCGGCAACGACTCGCACAGCTACACGTACGGTAAGGCCTCGGAAGCCGTGGCCACCGGCACTTGCACGCTGAACGCTTCCACCTTCGCCATCACGGACCTTGCCGGCAATCACACAGCCGTCACTGCGTTCGCGATCAACGAGTACGGTTGGGTGCGTCGCACGACTTCTCCGCTGTAAGCGGTTGACGGCCAGGCCTGGGGGAGCGGTTCCCCCAGGTTTTTGGCCTTTTGGAGCTGATGATGGACAAACTGGCTGAACGCCCCCCTTACGTCGTTTTCGAAATGCGCTCGGTTGAAGACCGCGCAGCGACGCTGGCAGCCGACGATGGTCTGCCGAAGATGCGAGATGTGCCCTTCGCCATCATCACGCCACCGGGTTCAAAGGACCAGATCGAGCGCAACGCCGAAGACTGGTTCGCCGAGAAGCGCACGCATGTGCAAAGCGGCCGTTGGCCTGCCGCGTGGCATCAAGCGTTCAAGGAAGCCTTCGAGGCCTGGAAGAAGGACGAAGAGCCTCCGGTCAACGGCATGAGCATCCGCGAGTGGAACCTGCTCACCAAGACCCAGTTCGAGTCCCTCCGCGCCATTCGAGTGATGACGGTGGAGGATGTAGCCGCGATGAACGAGGAGGCGATTGCCCGCCTCGGCATGGGCGGACGTGCGCTGAAGCAGAAGGCTGTTGAGTTCTTGCAAACGGCGAAAGATATCGGCGCCTCCGCCGGCCGCATCGCTGCCATGCAGGCTGAGCTCGACACTCTCAAGGCCACGACCGAAAGTCAGGCCCTCGTCATCGCGCAACTCAAGGCAGCGCAGTCCACCAAGTAAGGAGCCCCTGTGGCCAAGACCCTCAAGCAGATCGTCGTCGAAGTCGCTCGGCGTGGGGGTCTCCCGCAGCCCCTGTCGGTAGTGGGGAGCACCGTTCCCCAGGTTCAGACCCTCTACGGGCTGATGAATGAGCTCCTGGACGACCTCTCCACGCGCAAGACGTGGAACCAGGTTATCCGCGAGAAGGTGCACACCGTTATCGCAGGCGCGGATCAGGGGAACATCTACACCCTGACCGACGCCGGCTTCGTTGGCATTGTCCCAGAGACGATGTTCAACCGCACCCTGAACCTGCCAGTCGGCACGGGGCTCTCCCCGGAAGCGTGGCAGGCTATCCAGGCCGGACCGGGCGCGGCAGGCCCCTTCCAGTTCATGCGGATCAGGCAGAACAAGCTGCTCCTGACCCCCGAGCCAGCTGGCGGCGACACAATCGCCTTTGAGTACCAGACGACGGCCCTAATTGCTTCAGCGGCCGACCCCGACGTCTTCCAGACCTCCTGGCTCGCCGATGGCGACACCTGGACGCTCCCCGACTCTATCCCCATCGCCTGGCTGCGTATGGCCTACAAGCGTGAACGGGGGCTGGAGTACGCTGAGGACGCGCTTCGCTACGAGAGCATCTTGGCCACCGTGGGGATGAAGGACAACGCGCCCCGCTCGATCAACATGGCTGGGCAGCAGCAACCCCAGTCGGGCGTTATCGTGCCGATTGGTAACTGGTCAATCTAATGCGCTCCCCCGCCAAGACCAAGCGCTCGGATCGGCAGCCAGTCTCGATCCGCAAGCAGTACACGCCCCCCTTCCGGGGCCTGAACACGCGCGACCCCGAGGCCGTGATGGCTCCTGGCTACGCCACGGGGCTGATCAACTGGTGGCCGAACGGGGCGCAGATCGGGATGCGCCTGGGCTCCCTGGACTACGTCACCAATATGCCAGCGCCGGTGAAGACGCTCGCCTCTTGGGAGTCCCCTGGTGGGACGCGGAAGCTGTGGGCGTTCCTTGACGGCGGCATCTATGATGTGAGCAATGAGGGTCCAGTCGGGGCCGCTGCCCACTCCCGGACGAGCGGGGCGGCAAGCTTCGTCTCCTTCCGGAACTCGGCCAACACTTTCCTGATGGCAGTGAACGGTGTCGATGACTTGACCTACTACAACGGGACAGCGTGGACGAACGTCTCCACTTTCTCCTTGACGGTGGGCACAATCAACACCAACAACCTCGTCGCGATGGAGGTCCACCAGCGCCGGCTGTGGTTCGTAGAGAAGGAGTCAACGAATGCCTACTACTTGGGAGTTGACCTCATTGGGGGTACTGCTACCGTCTTCCCCCTGGGTGCGCAATTCTCCAAGGGCGGCAAACTCCTCGCCATTTCAACTTGGAGCGTTGACGGCGGCGC